TTTGGAACTGGTATCAAGCCAGCCATTAGAATTATTCATACATTTCCTCAGTTGGAGTTAGCCGCTGCCTACTCTAAAACTAAGTTGAATCAAATTATCATTTCTGCTAAACCAGCCGACGGGCAAGATCCTAAGAAAGCAGGCAAGCCAAAGTCTTGCATGCAAGCCTTATTGGATCAATCCACGGCTACTAATGATTCTTTGCACTTCAAACAATTTATTGGTGGAAATCATTTGTGGGTAGAGTCTACTGGTATTGATGCTGATCGTATCATGGGTCGTACCGCTGATGTTATTTTCTTCGACGAGGTGCAGAAAACTACTGGTCAAGCCATTGGAAATGCGCTTAAGATTTTAACTACCGCTAAGTATGGTAGACCATCTAAAGGAGTGCAGATTTACTTCGGAACTCCACGTCGCAAAGGCTCTGATTTTCATAAGATGTGGCAAACTTCCTCACAGCAGTATTATTATTTAGGCTGTGAAAAATGTAAAGAACATTTTCCATTATATACTCCAGGATCTGATGAGTGGGAAAAGATTTGGTTGCATGGTTTTATTGTTAAGTGTACTCATTGTGGTCATGAACAAAACAAACTAGAAGCCGCCGAGCGCGGGAAATGGATTGCGCTTAAGAATCAAGATGATCCAGATTGTGATATGGTAGGTTTCCATATCAATCAGCTTTATATGCCAATGTTCTCTAAAGAGGACATCATCAAAGAAAAGCCGGGCATTCATCCAATCAATACAGAACGTGTGTTTATGAATGAAGTTTTGGGAGAATTCTTCCAAGGCGATTCTTCTCCTATTACACCAGAAGAAATTCGTGAGCATTGTGCTGATATTGGTAGAAAATTTAGCGCCAGAATTCTTCCTCCTATGCCGGGGGCTCATCTTATAAAAGAAATTGTGGTGCTGGGAATTGACTATGGTCTTCGTGCAGATATGGAACAGTTAGCTAATCCAGATAAAGCTAAGGCACAAGGTCAATCTTACAGCACGGCGGTAGTTTTGTCGGCTAAGAATCCTCATTTGATTAATATCGAATTTGCTACCAAGTTTAAACGCAATGATACGGCAGCTAAAAAAGGATTAATAGATCAGTTGATGAGACAGTACAGTGTACAGTTAGCAATTGGAGACATCGGTTTCTCTCAAGAATTTTCTGAAATGTTACATCAGTCTTATGGTGATAGGTATTTAGTATCACGTGCTCATAATAAAGTGAATGATTATGTTAAATTCAGAATGGATGCTTTTCCAAAAGAAATTCTTTTTGAAAGAGATCATTATATTTCTGAATTGTATGAACATATGAAAAAAGGACAAATAAGATTTCCTTATGGAGATTATGAAAAAATAGGTTGGTTGATTGAACATTGTGCCAGTATGGAAATTAAGCCATCTATCTCTAGAGTGGGTGAGCCCACAATTCATTATGTTAAAGGAAGTACTCCAAATGATGGATTTATGGCACTTTTAAATGCTTACTTGGCATACAAATTCATTTTAACTAAAGGATTTACGAACAATAACCCGCTTTTACAGCAGCAAAACTTTACACAGAACAAGAAGCCACTTATTGTTACTGGCTACATTCCACGTAAATTCTAAATACTGATGTTTGCTCGATATATTATTTATTGAGCATTAGTAGAGGGTATAGTGGTATAATGAGGCTTCATGGCTATTAATAGATCAACAAAGAGGTGGGTAGGACCCTCCAATTCTGACCAGTATATGGGCAACAGATCACCTCTACCACAGGTAAGTGCCCTTATGGCGCAAGGAGTTTCTCAAGCCAGACGAGAAGCTTTATCCTCTGAAGTAGAGCAGGGTTTGTTTAGAGACGGATCTGGACCTACTATAAGTGAAAATGGAAATACTCCAGCTTCTTTTGTAACTTCTTCCGTTGGAATGAAGAAATACGCTCAAGTAGTGAGCAGTGCTGGTGGTAGTTTTCGTGGTGGTAATGGAGATACTGTCAAACAAACTCCCGAAGTATATTCTCCACTCTGGTTAAATTCCAATCTTAATCTTCCTCGTGATAGAGCTACCATCAACGCTTGGTGTCGTAGCTTTTATGCATTAAATCCTTTCGTTCATAATGCTATTAATCTTCACAGCACCTATCCAATTAGTAAATTAAACATTAAATGCCCTAATAAAGACATTGAGAAGTTCTTCAATGACATGATTGAAGAAATTGATTTGATGAATATCTGCGTACAAATCGCGCAAGAGTATTGGTTGCTTGGAGAATCTTTCGTTTATGCTGAATTGGACGAAAGCAAAGGTAAATGGAATCGTTTAGTTATTCAAAATCCTGATTACATGGTTGTTAAGCGCACTGTAGTGGCTAACGAACCAATTATCATGTTACGTCCTGACGATAACTTGAAGAAAATCATTTTTTCCAATAGACCAAACGATATTGAACAACGCAAACAACTTAATCAACACATTATTGATTCTGTTAGACGTGGTGATAACATTCCATTAGACAATTTCCATGTTCATCATTTAGCTCGTAAGATTAGCCCTTATGAAATTAGAGGAACTGGATTGCCAGTTTGTATTTTCAGACAATTAATGTTATTCGACAAGCTAAGAGAATCAAAATACGCTCAAGCTGACAACATGATCAACCCCTTAACTTTAGTTAAGGTCGGAACAGATGGTCCAGAGGGATTACATCCTACCTTTGCTGACTTAGAGGCTTGGAGAAATGTTTTCGAAGAAGCTCAGTACGATAAAGATTTCAAAATCTTCAGTCATGCTGGTATTGCTGTTGAAAGAATCGGTTATGGTTCCGGCATTTACGATATTTCCGGTGATATTACTCAAATCATCAAGGAAATTTACGTCGGTCTACAAGTTCCACCAGTTTTGATGGACGGTGGTGCTGATACTACATATGCTAACGGTGGTGTGGCTCTTGACGTTCTTCGTCAACGTTACATGCAGTTCCGTAACATGATGTCTACTTGGTTAAAACGTAAAATTTTCGCCCCAATCTCTAAGATCCAAGGATTTTACGATTATTCCGGTGGTGAGAAACAACTTATAGTTCCAGAAATTGATTGGAACCATATGTCATTGTTTGACGCTGGTGATTACATCAACAGCTTAGTTACTTTGACTCAAGGTCAAGATGATGCTAAGAGAGCCTCTTTGCACACCCTATATCGCTCTATGGGTCTTGAATACGAAGATGAAGTTAGAAAGATTCGTAAAGAATCCATTCAAAACGCTATCAATCTGAAAGAAAAGGCAGCACTTACTGCTATGGACTTGAATGCATTGAGAGCATTGGATGATGAAGATGAAATTCCAGAACAACAAGCAGCTCCAGGAGCAGCTCCAGGCGGAGCACCAGTACCAGGAGAAGTTCCAGGTGGAGCCCCTCCAGGCGTCGGCTTACCAGGATTGGATTTGGGTGGACCTCCACCAGCACCAGGCGGACCGCCACCTCCTCCAGCCGGAGGTGAGGCACCTCCACCTCCGCCTCCACCAGAAGGCGGACCACCTCCTCCGTAATTACAATTAAAATCAAATACTCTCAACCCTCTATTTAGGGATAATCTAGTATAGTTTTACAGATTCCATAAGTAGAGGGTTTATTATGCAGAAAACTGCCCAAAAGAGAAGTCTTCTTAACAAACTAAGAGAAGTAACAGATTTCAGTGGTATGGCTACCGAAAAATTCTTCAATCCCGAATTCAAAGATTTGATGGAGAGATTGAGAAATGAAACTGATGATCCTGTAAGAGCCATTGTTACTGGCGAACAAATTGGAGAGGCATCCCCTCCACCTGATGCTATTAGCTTAAAGGATTTGCTTAAGTCCGCTAAGTCTAATATCAACAGACGCGAGTATATGAAAGCCGTTTCTGATTTAGGTAGATTCCATAAGAAAATGGATGATGTCGTCAAAATTTTATCTAGTTTCAGAGGTAATGTAGATAAGGTTCACGAAAAATTCTTATTTGAAGGAATAGATGACGAAGCCAAGCAACATCTTCATGATTTGAAAAGCAGATTTGCACGCCGTCAGAGCCCTTTAGTTAAAGAAGCTAATATTCTTGATTTCTTCACCAACATTGCCACCGAACGTGGTAGGGCTTTAGCTGGTTGGGAGAAAAGATATCCAAAACAAGTTAGTAAGCTTAAGAAGGATACTGCCAACTTATTAACAATCTCTGAGCGTTTGTTATCTGTTGTTCTTTCTGTATTGAAGAATATGGCGCAGGCACGTTCTGTTAGAAACCCCGATAAATATATTGAAGCTTCTGATAAAATCATCAAAGAATACAATAGATATAATAATGTTTTCAAAGATTATTATACTACTAACGTTAAGGGATTTTTAGAGAAGCAAGAATTAATTGCTCCAAGTAAAGTTGACACGGGTACCACACCTAAAGAATTGGGTAATCAAGAAGTGACAGCCCCACCAAAAGGTGTTTCTACAACTATTAATGATGAATTGGCTCCGCCTCCAGCAGTAGTTGGTCCAAAGGGGACTATTCCAGCCGCCCCTTCTCCAGCAGCCTTAGTGCCACCACCAGGTGGACAATTAGATCCATCTGGAGGACAAGCTCCTATTAGCCCTCCAGTAGACACAGAAGATAATGCTACAACTTTATTGAGACCACCCCCAGTACATGAGTCTTCTAATCCATCATCAGCTCAATTGGCACCACCTCCTCTTCCAAAAATGACTCCAGAAGAGATGAGGGCTTTTGAGGCTCGTCATAGTATAGCTCACCAGAAGTTTTATGATTCGTTGCAGAAATTATCCGGAGAGTCTCCTGCTATTCTAGCAATGTACATTACTAAGTATGCGAAGTCTATCCAAACAAAAGATTTAGCTACGGCTGTGAAGCTATTCAAACTTGCCAAATCCATTGAGGTCTAAAGTGGGTAAAAGAGTTGATCGTGTCAAAACAGAGACTTCTGAAGCCCAAATGGCGCAAGCTGTTATTGAAGCTTGGAAGAAATTGTTTGGAAACACCCCAACGAAAGAGCAAGTTGGATTGGTGATAGCACAGAACTCTTTAGAGACTGGTCATAGAAAAAGCATGTGGAACTTTAATGTTGGTAATGTTACTACTGACGGTAAAGGTCAATATGATTATTATGATGACATAACCACTGCCGAGCAAATTAAGCCAGGCGTGTGGAAGAAAATGAATTTAAAATATCGTGCCTATCCCTCTCTTATTGAGGGAGTTAAAGATTATTTGAAGCTTTTAAGTGGACCAAGATATGCTAAAGCTTGGAAACATATTATGGATCCAGATCCATCCGCTTTTTCTAAAGCACTAAAGGGTGCCGGCTATTATACTGCCAATGAGGCGCCATATACAAAGACTATGGTTAGTCTATATTCTCAATTTGGAAAATCTAATAGTTATGAGAAGGCAAGATCTGGGAAAGTGGAACCATTGGCGGTAGCCACACCAGCAGAAAAGAAAAACATTTTTCAACAATTTTTAGATAAATTCAAGGGAAAAGATATGGATGTTTATGAACAACTAGCTGGTAAACCGAAGGCTCCCGCTCAACCACAAGTTCCTGCCAATACGAACAACTTAGATTCTGTTCTTAATAACTATCTTCAAATGATTGCTGCTTCAGAAAAAACAAATAAGAAGTTATACAAGAAATATCTACCCATGAATCATGCAACTATTAAAATAGAAGCCTCTGATTATACCAGCTCTGTTGAATTTGCACATGTTTTATGTGCTGCATTGGATGAAGAACTTGTTTCTGATTCTTTTATTCATACTGATGGTAATCACGTAGAGGTAGAGTGTTCTATTCCGGGTCCACCTAAAGATTGTTTTGAAGCAGTTAAGCAATTAACACAAGTTTTGGCAGATACTTTTAGGCATGCCACTATTAAAATTGGTGGATTACAAGTTAAGACACATTTAGTTACCAATAAAAAATCATCTTATCAAGAAATCAGTTTAACTGCTGCTGAAACACAACACAGGAAGTTCCTGCTAAAATTTATTTAAGGACTATCATGACATCAGAAAAAGAGATTAAAGATTTAGTTCAGGACTTTAATGCTAATCATAGGTCTAAAACTTTTGCTGAGTTTTTGGCTGTTCTATTTGCCGACAAATACATTGAGATTTATTTAGGAGACTCTTACGAAGAAGTAAGTACAGAGCAAATATCTACTAACTATCCTGCCGTTTTTTGTGGAAAAGTAGTATCTGCTTTCAAAGAATGTTTAGTAATCAATTCAGTATATGTAGATGGTCGGTCTAAAAAAATTGTGCCTGGTACTTTGTTATTCATCAATGAGAGAGCCATTAGGGGTTTAACTGAAATTAACGGCGCTGGTATTATGGAAGATATGTTTTTAAGAAGCAAAGAGTCTTTACTGATTAAAGAGGCGTTAATCGATAGAAAATAATGAGAACTGTAAACGAAATCTTACAACTTGCTGACAGCTATGAACAAGCTTGTCTCCAGGATTTGGTCAAGCTTGCTCGCATCAGGAAGCTTCCAAATGGTAAGTGTCGTGTACTCTCTGAAAAGGGTAAGAATTTAGGTACCTCTGACTCACGTGAACAAGCTGAAAAGCGTTTGAAAGAAGTAGAATACTTCAAACACAAAGATAAGTCAGGTGCTGATGATGAAAAATCAGAAGTAATTGATTTGATGGATGCTGATGATTTCTCTTATTCTGCTATTATGAGAAAGATGAGAGAGAAAGCCTCTAAAGAACAAGTTACCGAGTTCTTAAAGCAATTCAAAAACTATTTTGATAAGGCTGTTAAGAGTAAACTGCAAAAACCAGAGAGGGTTGCTTTGCAAAACTCTCTTATTAGATTCAATAAGATACATCCTATCAAAGTTAAGAAGAAGTTAGTAAAGAATGCAGCAGTAAGTGAGTTGGGAAATGCAGTTTTAGTAGGAAAATACCTGGCTGACATTGTAAAATTTACTCTTACTAGGCTACCTCCTGATAAGCGCGCTGGCGCTATCGATAGTTTGAGGAAAAAATTCTATGCTTTCAATGTTGGAGAGATTGCTAATAAGAATTTGCCGGCTACCTCTTCTATTGGACAATCTATTACTTTCGTAAAACATGTTTTATTTAATCATGACCCTCAGTATGTCAAAGAGGTGATTGAGAATTTGGTGAGAAACTTATAAAATGCTCAGTAAACTTAGGAAAATAACCGATGGACTCTATCGTGGGAGCGCTCCGTCTCCTAAGGATGTGGCATGGCTGAAAGAACACCTAGGTATTAAGAAGATTATTAGTTTAGATCAAGAGGCTGGAGAGAATATTGATCGTACTTGTAAGCTATTAGCTATTAAGCAAATCAAAATATATCTAAATGGCGATCGTAAATCATTATTACATCTACTTAAACACAATTTAAAAGAGCTACTTGTTAAGGGAGGACCAACTTATATACATTGTCGTTATGGTAAAGATAGAACTGGATTAGTATCTGCTTTATTTAAGTGCAAATATATGGGAATGGATCCAGAGAAGGCAATTGAAGAAGCCAAGTCTTTAGGATTTGGTATTGGAGTCCCGCAAGAAGCGGTTGATCTATACGAGAAGTTGATAAGAGCCTGTAAACCAGTTCAAGATACGAA